TCAGCGCTCGCGCTCCTGAGCGCAAGAATTCACTCAAAGGAACAGCATGGCGCTGACAGACAAGCAGCGCCGCTTCGTGGACGAATACCTCATTGACCTGAACGCCACGCAAGCGGCAATCAGGGCAGGGTATAGCGAAAAGACCGCTCGATCCATCGCTGCTGAGAACCTTACTAAACCTGACGTAGCCGAATATCTGGCGAAACGTCGCGGTGAGATCGCTGGCAAGACGGCGATCACGCCTGAAGTCGTGCTTCAACGCTGGTGGGAACTGGCAAACGTCGACATCAACGAGATCGTCGAATACCGGCGCGACAACTGCCGCCACTGCTGGGGTGAGGATCACGAATACCAGTGGACGCATGGCGAGTTCGAGAAGGCTCAGCGCGACGCAGAGAGCGAAGGCAAGCCGGAACCGTCCTGTGCTGGCGGCTTCGGGTTCGTTGCGACTCGGGAGCCGAATCCTGAATGCCCGGAATGTGCGGGCGAAGGCCGCGGCAAGGTGCATGTGCATGACACGCGCCGATTGAAGGGCGCCGCGCGCAGGCTGTATGCCGGCGTGCATCAGGGCAAGGATGGGCTTAAGGCGCTGATTGACGACCGCATGAAGGCGCTCGACAACGTGTCGCGCATCCTGGGCGTCTACAGCGACCGTCGAGACGATCCGATCAAGGCGCAGCAGGCCGAAAAGCTCCGCATGGAGAACGAACTGTTGCGCAAGGACATGGATGAAGACGAAGAATCGCCGCCGGAGTCGCGCAAGTTCGTGATCGAGGTCCGCGACGCAAGGAAGCGCGACGATGCCAAGTCTTAACGTACCGCAGGCTCAGTTTCTGTCGATGGAACACAAGTTCCGTGCTTACGTTGCAGGCTTCGGCTCGGGCAAGACGTGGGTCGGCTGTGGCGGCCTGATGCAGCACTTCTGGGAATATCCGCGCATCAATGCCGGTTACTTCGCGCCGTCGTATCCGCAGATTCGCGACATTTTCTATCCGACCGTTGAGGAAGTCGCAGCCGATTGGGGCTTGAGCGTCAAGATCAACGAGTCGAACAAGGAAGTGCACGTATTCGAGGGGCGCAAGTCCCGCGGCACGATCATCTGTCGCTCGATGGAGCGGCCGGATACGATCGTCGGCTTCAAGATTGGCAAGGCGCTGTGCGACGAGCTGGACGTCATGAAGGCCGAGAAGGCGCAGCAGGCGTGGCGCAAGATCATCGCCCGTATGCGCTACAAGGTGGACAACCTGAAGAACGGCGTCGATGTGACGACCACGCCGGAAGGGTTCCGCTTTGTGCATAGCCAGTTCGTCAAGCAATTGAGCGAGAAGCCGGCGCTTGGCGACATGTACGGGCTGATTCAGGCCAGCACATACGACAACGAAGCGAACCTGCCAGACGACTACATCGACTCGCTGTTCCAGTCGTATCCGCCGCAGCTGATCGACGCTTATTTGCGTGGTCAGTTTTGTAATCTGACGAGCGGCAGTGTCTACCCGAACTTTGACCGCAAGCTGAATCACAGCGACGCCGAGATCAAGCCTGGCGAGCCGCTGCACATCGGGCTCGATTTCAACGTCCTAAGGATGGCTGCGGTGATCTACGTCATTCGTGACGGCAATCCGATCGCCGTCGAGGAACTGGTCGACGTGCGCGATACGCCTGACATGGCGAGGTTGATCGGTGAGCGCTGGCGCGACAACGGCCACGCGATCACGATCTATCCCGATGCAAGCGGTCAGAACACCAGCAGCAAGAAAGCGTCCGAGTCGGACATATCCATTCTGAAGCAGGCCAAATTCACGATCAACGTTGGCAGCACGAACCCGGCTGTTAAAGACCGCGTGCTGTCGACGAATGCAATGCTGCTCAACGGGCAGGGCGTGCGCCGTATGAAGGTGAACACGCGGCGCTGCCCGAAGTTCACCGAAGGGCTTGAGCAACAAGCCTACGACGAGCGCGGCGAGCCAGACAAGTCGAGCGGCGTGGATCACGTCAACGACGCCGGCACGTATCCGATCGTCCGCATGTATCCCATCGTGAAGCGTCAGACGACCGTCCGCCCGCTCCACATGTAACCGAACACACACATGACGACAACAGTGCGCGACCAGTCCGCCGCAGTGGAAGCGATGGCCGAGAACTGGCCGATCGTCGACGCACTGCTCGGCGGCACGCCGGCCATGCGCAAGGCTGGCAAGACCTATTTACCGCAGTGGCCCGGCGAGTCCGGCGAAGCATACAAGGCGCGCAAGGATACGGCCACGCTGTTTCCTGCATTCCCTCGCACGGTAGAGGTGCTGGCCGGCAAGCCATTTAGCAAGCCCGTCACGCTGACCGACGATGTGCCCGCGCGCATCAAGGAATGGTGCGACACGGACATCGATCTGCAAGGGCGCAACCTGCACGCGTTCGCTGCGAGTCTGTCAGAGGAAGCGCTGTCGCACGGCATCACCGGCATTCTGGTCGACTGCCCGCCAGCGCAAGGCATTCGGACGCAAGCACAGGAAAACGCCGCGGGCATCCGGCCGTATTGGGTGCATATCCACGCTGGCAACATTCTCGGCTGGCGCTCGAAGCGCATCAACGGCGCGGAAGTGTTCACGCAGTTGCGATTGCTCGAGCAGGTCATCGAGGACGACGGCGAGTTCGGCGAAAAGATGGTCGAACAGGTGCGCGTGCTGACGCCGGGTGCATGGGCGACTTACCGCGAGTCGGAGAAGCCCGATCCGAAGACCGGCAAGCCCGAATGGATTTTGCATGAGGACGGCGTTACGACGCTTGACGTGATCCCGTTCGTGCCGATCTACGGCCGGCGCACCGGATTCATGACCGCGGTCCCGCCGCTGCTCGAACTGGCGCACATGAACGTCGAGCATTGGCAGAGCAAGAGCGACCAGCAGACGATTCTGCACGTCGCGCGCGTACCTATTCTGTTCGGCAAGGGGCTGGACGGTCAGCCGGTGATCGTCGGCGCTGGCTCGATGGTCACGGTCGATTCAGATAAGGCAGATCTGAAGTACGTCGAGCACTCTGGAGCAGCTATCGAAGCAGGGCGGCTTTCGCTGCTCGATCTCGAAGATCGCATGCGCCAGGTCGGTGCCGAACTGCTCGTCATCAAGCCGGGCAAGACGACCGTCGCACAGACCGTCGCCGAGAACGAAGCAGGCATGTGCGCGCTGCAACGCCTGATCGAAGACGTTGAAGACGGTATCGACGCCGCGCTAGACCTGACAGCGAAATGGATCAAGGAAGCGAAGGGCGGCAACGTTCAGATCTTCAAGGACTTCGGCGTTGCAACGCTGGCCGAGGCATCGATCGATCTGCTGCGTGACATGAACGTCGATGGCACGTTCTCCGACGAGTCGCTGTTCAACGAAGCGAAGCGCCGCGGCTACATCAGCCCCGAAACGACGTGGGATGACGAGAAAGTGCGCATCAAGGCCAACGTGAAGAAGGCCGAACTAGGCGCGGTCGGTATCACTGACTGACGCCGCGAATACACAGTCTACCGGCCGCACAGCTAACCCTGTGCGGCTTTTTTATTGCCGGTTCCTCGGATGAGGGTCGGTGCAAATCACGGCCGGATGGCCTAACAGCTCGGGTTGGATGACCTATGAAACTCAAACTGAACGATGACGGATTCGCTGTAGTGCAAGACGGCAAGCCGGTGTATGTGAATGACGAAGGCAAGGAGATCGCTTTCGACGTCGCAGGCACGGTGCAAACCATCTCGCGTCTGAACGGCGAAGCGAAGCAGCACCGCGAACGCGCAGAAGCGGCCGAGAAGATTGCCAAGGCATTCGAAGGCATCACGGACGCAGCAGCAGCACGCAAGGCGCTCGAAACCGTTGCCAATCTCGATGCAAAGAAACTCGTCGACGCCGGCGAGATCGAGAAAGTGCGCTCGGAGGCTATCAAGGCCGTCGAGGACAAGTATGCGCCGATCGTTGCCGAACGCGACACGCTTCAGCAGTCGCTCGTCAACGAGAAGGTCGGCGGCAGCTTTGCTCGTTCGAAGCTCATCGCGGAAAAGCTCGCGATTCCGGCTGACCTCGTGCAAGCGCGCTTTGGCGATGCGTTCAAGCTGGAAGGCAATGAAGTCGTCGCCTATGACAAGTCCGGCAACAAGCTTTTCAGCCCGAGCAATCCCGGCAAGGTCGCGTCGTTCGACGAAGCGCTCGAAATCCTCATCGATCAGTACCCGTATCGCGATTCGATCCTCAAGAGCACCGGCGCATCTGGCGGCGGCGCATCGGGTGGATCGGGTGGCGGCTCTGGCGGCAAAACCATCACTCGCGCTGCTTACGACGCTCTGCCGCCTCATCAACAGGCGCAGACCGCTCGAAGCGGTGTGACGATCACTGATTAATTTAGGAGCCTTCCTTGGCTAACACGCTTACCGCTCTCATCCCCGACCTGTATGCATCGCTCGACGTTGTGTCGCGCGAACTGGTCGGTTTCATCCCGGCAGTCACGCTCGATCCTCAAGTCGCTCGTGCTGCGGTCGGTGAAAACGTTCGTTCGTTCGTGGCGCCGGCTTCGACTGCCGAAGACGTGACGCCGGGCCAATTGCCGCCCGATGACGGTGACCAGAACATCGGGAACCAGGTGATCACGATCACCAAGTCGCGCATGGTCCCGTTCCGCTGGACCGGTGAAGAACAGAAGGGCGTGAATCACGGCCCTGGCTACACCGGCATCCGCGCGAACCAGATCGCGCAGGCAATGCGGACGCTGGTGAACGAAATGGAAACCGACGTCGGCACGCTGGTGTATCAGGCTTCGCGTGCGACGGGCACGGCTGGCAGCACGCCGTTCGCTTCGACGCTCGGCGATCCGGCGCAAGCGCGCAAGATCCTGTCGGATAACGGCGCTCCGCTGTCCGACATGCAACTGGTCATCGATACCACGGCCGGCGCGAACCTCCGCACCCTCGCTCAGTTGACGAAGGCCAACGAAGCAGGCACGACTGAACTGCGCGCACAAGGTACGCTGCTCGAACTCAGCGGCTTCATGGTTCGCGAATCGGCTGGCGTCCCGATCCACACGTCCGGCACTGGCGCAAGCTATGTGCTCAACGGCGCACACGCGAAGGGCGCAACGACCATCAACGTTCAGACAGGCACCGGCACGGTCGTCGCTGGTGATGTCGTGACGTTCAACGGCGACACGCGCAAATACGTCGTGACGTCGCCCCTCTCGGCTGGCTCGTTCACGATCGCCGCGCCTGGCCTGCAACAGGCGCTGCTGACCGGCGCTGCTGTGACCGTTGGCGCTGCCTACACCGGCAACGCAGCGTTCTCGCGCAACGCATTCGTGCTCGCAACTCGCCTGCCGGCGCTGCCGGAAGAAGGCGACATGGCCGATGACCGCACGACGATCGTCGACGAGCGCAGCGGCCTCGCGTTCGAGGTGGCGATGTACAAGCAATACCGCCGCGTTCGCTACGAAATCGCGATCGCGTGGGGTAAGCAGAACATCAAGCCGGAACACTCGGCCATTCTGCTCGGCTAATTGCGCCGGGGCGGCCCGCTGAAGTACTGGCGGGCCGTTTTTCATTGGAGAAAGCATGGCACGCCCCAAGAAAGAGGCAGACACGCCGACGAATGACGGCGACATCGCATATGTCGAGATGAAGCGCGACGCGGAACTCTATCCCGAGCCGCACACCGCGCAGGTTCACCCCGACGAAGTTGAAAACTACCGCCCGGGCGGTTGGGAGATCGCATAAATGCTGACCGCTCAGCAACAGGCCGACGTTCGGCGCTTTGCCGGTTATCCGATGCTGGGCGATACGGTCACAGATGACTCGCGGGACTTCGCTTACGGCTGGGTGTCGCCGGGCGTCTGGCAGACGCTGACGCACCGGCTAGCGAGTATGCGACCGGAAGAAGAATCCGTGCTCATCACCACTTACCTGACGCCGCTTTACACGCTGGAAACGGCGATTTACGGCGCCGGCGCGAATCTGGACACCGATCAGGCCGCGGTATGGACGCGAAACAAGACGGAAGTCGCTGATCGGGCAAAGTTGTTCGACCAGTGGCGTCGCCGCATGTGCTATTTCATCGGCATTGCGCCTGGCCCGTCGCTCGGCAATGGCGGCTCGCAAGTGATTCGGGGCTGATATGGACGGCACGAAGGCACAGACCCTCGTATATCGGGGCTACGCAATCGCGGCATCGAAGCTCGGCACCGCATACAGCCAGTATCGCCCCACATCAGCCGATCTGACCGGCCTCGCGCCGATCTCGACGTCATTGCTCGCCAGTTTCAACGCTGAAGACATGACGTACAGCCGGCCGAACAAGTACGCGAAGCCGACATGGTACGCGCTGGTCGACGGCACGCAAACGCAGGTAGGCGACTACCTGATGGGCGCGGCCGGTACGTTCTTCATCGCTGCGCAACAGCCGTTGCTGCCGATCCTCGCTGTCGAGTGCAATCGCACGCTGTCGTTTGCACGGCCGCAGACGCAGGCGCAATTCGGCGCGGTGGCGAACTACGAAGGCAACACGCCGACGACGCAAACGCCGCTCGCAACGGGCTGGCATGCGTCGGTGCTGCAGGGCACGAAGGGCGAAAAGAACGAAGTCGGCTTGCCGAGCGATGTTCGCACGCCGTGGTGGGCGATCCTTTTGCCCGAGATTCCCGGCGTAACGCTGCAGTCAGGCGATCTCGTGTCCGATGACATCGGGCGGCGCTACATTCTGTCGAGCGTCGAATTGACTGACCTCGGCTATCGATGCACTGCGATGCAGGCACAGGCTTGATATGGCGGATATTTCAGAAGTTCAGAGCGTTCTAGTCGGCCTCATCGCCGGTGCGCTGTATCCAAACGGCACGGCTCAGCCGTCGACGGTCGGCGCTGGCTGCAAAGTCGGCTCGGGCTGGCCGAGTAAGCCTCAACTCGACGCAGACCTAGCCGCAGGCATTGTCAACGTGTCGGTGTACCCCACATCGCTCGAGCACAAGACATCCCGCCACATGCAGGGATGGCAGCAGATCAACCACAACGCGCCAACGGTCACGCTGACCGGTGCGGGGCTGGCGATCACGGTAGGCGGCACGCTGCCTGCAACGTACTTCGCGCAGAACGTCGCAGTGCTGATCGGTGGCAACGCCTATACGTACACCGTGCAGCAGAGCGACACGCTGACGACGATCGCAAGCGCGCTCGCCGCGATGATCGCCGCGGACTATGCCGGCACGACGTCGAGCGGCCCGGTTATCACGCTGCCTGCCGCATCGCCGCAATACACGCTGCGCACTGGCGGCACGGCGACGATGGGGAAAGAGGTCAAGCGCCAGTCGCGTGTCGTTCGCATCGTCATCTGGGCGCCGACACCGGCATTGCGCGATGCAGTCGCCAAGGTGCTCGACCCGATGCTCGCGCAGATCAATTTTCTGACGCTGCCTGACGGATTCGCCGGGCGGCTTCTGTATCACCACTCAGACCTGGTTGACTTGCAGGAGAAGGCGAACTTGTATCGCCGCGACCTGTGTTACTCGGTCGAGTATCCGACGACGATCACGCAGCAGGCAACAGACGTCGTTGTGACGCAGACCAACCAGATCGAGCCGACAACCGGCGCGGTCATCAAGACCACTATCTACTAGGAGCCGTCATGGCTGACAAACAGGCTGCCGCGAAGGCAGATTTCGCGCTCGTCGTGATCCATCCGTTCGGCGACTACGAGCGCGGCGCGCGCATCGAGGATGCAGACGAAGTTGCGAAGGTTCTGGCGGGGGAAAACGCCTCGCACTGCAACCGCGTCGCCGCGCAGTAATCCACCATCAACGCTGAAAGAGCCGCCTCCGGGCGGCTTTTTCTTTTGGAGCTTCACGCATGCCTATTTATCAGAGTGGGGCGCTCAATGTTAGCGCGCTCAACGCGCCGGGCGTCTACCTGCAAATCCAGCCGCCGCCGCCGATCATCAACGGCGTGGCGACCAACCTGCTCGGCCTTGTCGGCGTCGGCTCGTGGGGTCCGGTCAACAGCGCAACGCTGATTGGCTCTGGCAACGATCAGGCCAACTGGCTCGGCTCGCCCCAGGTTCGCAAGTATGACCTGTCGACCGCCGTGCAAGTCGCGCTTGCCGCTGGCTCGAACGCGATCATGTACGTGCGCGTCACGGACGGCACCGACATCGCTGCATCGTGTCTCGTCAAAGACACCGCAGGCACCGTTACGGGCCTGACGCTGACCGCGCTCTACACCGGCACGATCGGCAATACGCTCACCGCGGCGATCACGACCGGCACGGCGCCGTCGAGCTTCAAGCTCACGCTCACGCGCCCCGGCTTCACTCCGGAAGTGTTCGACAACGTGACGGGTACTGGCGCGGCGCTGTGGACCGCATTCGCAAGCGCAGTGAACAACGGCCTGTCCGGAGTCCGCGGCCCGTCGCAATTGTTCGTGGCAACGGTCGGATCGTCCACCGCGGCACCGGGCACGTCGGCTACGTTCACGGCAACGGGCGGCACTGACGGCACCGCAAGCATCACTGATGCGGCGCTGCTCGGCACTGACGGCACCAGCACGACGCGCAAGGGCATGTATGCGCTGCGCAGCTCAGGCGTGCAGGTCGCAACTCTCGTCGATCACACCGACTCGACCGCATGGGGTTCGATTGCATCGTTCGCACTGAACGAAGGCATCTACTTCGGCGTGCAAGGCCCGGCTGGCGCGTCGTATTCGACCGTCTCCACCAGCCTGAACACGGCCGGCGCTGATACCTACGCGCTGAAGGTGTTCGTCGGCGACTGGATCTACTGGCAGGACGGCACGAACAACGTGCAACGCCTGCTCGGCCCGACGACCTTCTGGGCGCCGAAGCAGGCCGCAATGGCTCCGCACCTGTCGAGCCTGAACGACGCCATGTTCGGTATCGCCAGCACGCAGCGCGTCTCGCAGAAGAACGCCTACAGCATGGCAGAAATCGGCCAGGTCGCAACGTCGCGACTCGATGTCATCACGAACAACTCGCCGGGCGGCAATTACTTTGCCTGCCAGACCGGACGCAACGCATCAAGCAACGCAGCGATCTGCGGCGACAACTACACGCGCATGACGAATTACCTTGCGCTCACGTTGGCTGCTGCATTCGGCTATGTCATCGGCAAGCCGCAGACGGACACGCTGCGCAATGAGGCGAAATCGGCGATCCAGTCGTTCCTCGGCAACCTGTGGAACATCGGCTACATCGGCGACGTGAACAACCCGCAGGCGGTGCCGTACACGGTCGTGCTCGACAGCACGAACAACACCGATCAGGCGGTTGCAAACGGCTACATGACGGCAAACGTCGCGGTCAAGTACCTGTCGATCGTCTTCTACTTCGTCATCAACCTGCAAGGCGGCCAGACGGTCACGATCAAGTCGTCGAGCAGCGTGTCGGCAGGCTAAGCCGCACTCATTAACAGCACACAAGGCGCTCTCGGGCGCCTTTTCTTTTTCATAGGTGCGACTCATGCCTGTAAATGGCTTTAACGTAGGCCGCGACTACGCGGTGAACGTCCAGACGCCGAGCGGCCCGCTGCAATTCAACCTCGTGACGAAGTTCACGAAGAAGCAAGACCTGATCGACAAGAAGATCAAGGGATTGGACGGCCGCACGCGTCACGTCGTGTTCCCGGACGGCTGGAATGGCACGTTCGAGATCGAGCGGCAAGACAGCACGGTCGACGACTTCTTCGCGGCACAAGAAGCGGCGTATTACGCCGGCCAGAACCAGCTCAGTTCGACGATCACTGAAACGATCACAGAAGTGAGCGGCGCAATCACGCAATACCAGTACACGAACGTGATTCTGAAGTTCCCGAATCCGGGTGATGCCGCCGGCGACGAGACGGTGAAGATGACCGTCGACTGGCTAGCTGAACGCCGCGTCAAGTTGGCGTAAGCAGCGCGGCCGGCGACAAATCCGGCCGCATCCCGAATAACCTCACCTAAAAACTCATGGCGAAACTAACTGTCAAGCAGCAGGAAGCAGGCGACACGCCGAGCGCCGCGATCGTCAAGCAGGCTGCTCAACGTGTCGTAGTCGAATCGGCCAACGGGCACACCATCGCGCTCCAGAAGCCTGGCGTCCTGGCGCAATTTCGCCTCGTGAAAATCCTCGGCAAGTCCGCGGAGAACACGGTCTATGTGCAGATGGTTCTGCCGATGACGTATGTCGTAGAGATCGACGGCGTGCCGGTGAATCAGCCGAACAGCGAGCGCGAGATCGAGGCGCTAATCACGCGCCTGGACGAAGAAGGCGTCGCCGCGGTAATGCAGGGCGTGTCGGAGAACTTCGGCGCGCAAAGCGCTGATGACGTGCGAGACGAAATAAAAAACTAGTCCGGTCGGTTCCGATCAGCGAAGCGCTCTGGCTGGTGAAAAACGGCGTCCCGTTCGACGTTGCGTTCGCTCTTGACGATGCGACGCGCGCAGCGTTCGCAATCAAGTTCTCGGAATTCGAAGGGCACAAGTTCAACTTCGAGAATATGGCATTTGACGATCCACCGAAACCATCATGAGCGAATTCACCAGTCTCGGGCAGTTCGCGCGGCACCTTGCCACGCTCGAAGTCGCAGTGGCGCTTGAATTGCGCCGCGGGCTTGATGAGGTGGCGACGGCCGTGCGCGACAAGGCGAAAGACGAAATCGGCTCGTATCAGGCCGCAATCGGACCTTTCCCGGCCTGGGCAAAACTCGCTGAATCTACGGTCGAAGATCGCGCAGCAAAAGGATACTCGCCCGATGAGCCGCTGTTGCGGACGGGTGAAATGCGCGATTCGATCGGGAAGGATGTTTCTGGCCTTGAGGCGACTATCGGCTCGACGAGCGACATCGCCGTCTATCAGGAACTCGGGACCGACAAGATCCCGCCGCGCCCTTTCCTTGGGCCGGCTGTGCTGCATAACGAAGCGCTGATAAAGCGCATCCTCGGCAAAGCATTCGTTGCCGGGTTGTTGGGGCGGGGCAACTTGCCGCCTTCGCTCGGATATGACACGAAGATCGACTAGCCGGTAATGAGCGACCAGGCAATCAGGCATAGCAGTGCAAGCACGATGCCGCCGATTGCGAGGCCGCCAAGGCTTATCAGGATGGTGTCGACACGGCTCCAGAACGGCATCGCATGAGCGAATCGAATCGGCGCCCGCAACTTGCCGGCGTCAG